TGTAACCACGTACGAGGCGGCGAATCTGATTCTTAATTGGAGAGTTCGAGGAAAGCACCCATGGATTATACCGTGCTATTTTCCGTGTATACGGCAGTGCTCGGCGACTGTGCATATCTGCAAGTTTTCAATTCTATTGTCGTGGGTATCACCATTGATGTGATGGACGATTTCGCTTCTCAAAAGTGGTCGGCCCAGATGAGCTTCCATAATGACGCGGTGGGCCTTCCTTCCTTTTATTTGGAGGTAGGTCTTTTTTATGCCGCCAGTCCACCAACGGTGTGCTGCGCCGCGCGGCATGTGTTTTTTTCTTTGCGCCGCCATACATTTCAAGGAGCATGTTTTTCTGAGCTCAGCGTGGCTATTTCTTATATGAAAAACGGAGCCACATTCAACACATGTTTTATCCGTGCCGCGCCGCTTGCCCTGTGTGATATGGACGCCAACCACTGCGCACTTCTTCGAGCAATACTTTCTTGTTTTCAACAATGACGGATATGCGGCAGTGAATTTCCTTCGACAAACAGGACATTTATTCATAGTAAAAGGGAGCAGTTTGTGGCTGCTCCCCGATACTACCAATTGTAGCAAACTGGTCAACCCACCTACGCTGAAAGCAAAAAGCCGTCGGCGAAGAATTGGCTGTCCTGGTTTCTGACTTCGAGAGTCAGCGAGCCGTAGACGGCACGAGGCGTGTAAGCGCCAGATGTCGCCAAGTCCGTGAGGACCGTCGGCTTCTCCAAGAAGGCCACCTTCAGTTTCTCCGAACGAGTCGCGAGGATGCGGCCCGTTGCGTCGCCGCTCTGTTGGACGTAGCGGTGCTTGTGAACAAAGAGAGTTCCAAACGATGTCTCGTAGGAGCTGACCGTCTTCACAATGCCGCGTACATCAGGTGAGTTCACGACGACGTTGGTTTTAGCTGTGAAGCTATCCATGACACGTCGCATGATTCCACCGAGCCAGAGGTCGGTCGCGACATCACCGTTGGAATTGGTCCAGCAATCCTGCATGTGAGCATCGAGGATGCTCGCAGAAAAGATGGTTCCAGAGTTATGGGAGGTATGATTCGTCGATTTTGAGGCCGCCTGAATGATACCTGCCATTGTCGCTACCGTGCCTGATACGCCAGAGGTGAGCGTAGAACGAACGAGGTCGAATTCGACCGCGTTGGTGAACTCCATGAGTCCTTTTGCCAACTGACGGTCCAATTCGTTCTGTCCGTGGTAGTGCTGCACCGCAAGCTGCGGGCGCGTTACGCGAATCGGAATCGCTACTTCCTCCACGATGTTTGTAAGCAACGTGGGGGTTGTGCGGGCCAAGTACGTGAAATCCACGCCCTGGGAAACCGCCTGCGAGCCAGCAGAGGCGAGCGTATCCACGGGGTACGAGTGTACCATCGCGATTGCGTTCGTCTTGCCAAGCTGCGAGAAAATTCCGTCTTCACGTGCGGAGATGATTTCCACCGAGTCCAGAACAATGTCTGTCTTGATGGTTACATCGCCGTAGGTGTCCAAAATGTTTGTCGTAGACATAACATTTCAAGACTTGCTGACATTACCGTCCTGTCATTTCCGTCCGAATAGCTTTTGCAAGCACATCGGCCGTAGCTTCGGAGGAATGGGTAGCGTTGGCTACCTTAATTGCCTCGTCAACAACAGTCTGGGTTTGAGCAAGTCGGGGACTAGATGTGACAACAGACTTCTTCTTAGAAGCGTCATCTGCCACCTGCACCTTATCCCAAAGGATTTTGAACGCCTCGCTCCCCACAACCTCGGCAGGATTGCCGCCCATCATCGCGATGGTTTTACGGTACTCCTTGTATTGCGGGTTCTGCGAGTAGAACAACTCCTCTTGGAGCGCCTTCACATCCTGTGCGGAAGCGTACGAGTTCGGGGTCGGCGCTGGGGCGGCTTCGGTTTTCTTACCCACGAATGAGTAAGTCTCCTTAATGCCTTTCAACGCTTCATCCTTTGTCGTGTACTTCCTGCCGAGAAGGGTGTTGAGCTCTTCAAGGGTCAAAGTGGCTGGATTAACATTCTCCGCGCCGCCTGCCGCGTCCACGTGGGCCGCATCAGGGGAAGGGTTAGAGGGACTGTTATCTTGATTTTCGTTCATACGAAAAATAGATTTGTCACTGATAAAATCTCAGGCCCACCGACCAATCTCCACAAAGATTGAGAGCCCGCGTGAGGAGTGCGGAGTCTAAATCCCTCTGGAAATAAAGGTGTCTACACCTTTGTCAGTGAGCGAATCACGAGCGGTATTGGCCTGCTCCACGGTTCCGTAGAGTCCCTTGAGCCACGCCATCATCGTTTCCACGGCCATGCGCCTAGATGCGAGCTGGATACCAAGTGTATCGGGCTTCTCCATGTCGAGGTTGTGGATGTTCTGGAGGTCGAGGATGAGCGCATCGAAGCGTTCTTTCGCAATCTTCCAGCCATCACTTTCGAGCATGGATTTCACATGGTCGGCATCTGTGAATACCTTTCGTGTTTCTGGGTCCATTGTGATGACCATACGTGTGACTATGCAATTATCGCGCTCGCGGTACGCCCTGCGGTCGGCCCAGCGCACTTACAGTCGGCATCTGGCCATGTCCCGCGTTCTGAGCAATTTGCTGCATCTGAGCACCCGCCATTTGCGGATTTCCCTGTGGCTGTTGTCCCTGTATAGGCACCTGTGGCTGCAATTTTGGCTCTTGGAGGCCCATGAGGTCGAAGGTTTGAGCAATGATGGCCTGTCGGTATTCTGGTGCAGCCTGAAGCATCGAGAGAAGGTTCTGAACCGTCACGTTTACGTCCATTTCTTCGTTGGTGACATAGACCTGTGTTTCCAGTTCGTCGGCCATGATGCGCTTCACTAAGGAAATGAACATGTCGCCCTTGGAGAGTTTCTGTCGTGCAGACTCAATAGCGGCCGCGAGCTCTTGCTGCGAGGGAAGGTAGCCACGATTGAATGACTGCTCAAGTGCCTCGTGTGCCTTGTGCATCACGACACGCTCCACCAGTTCCTTGAATGAGTCCTCGGTATTGGCCACGCGCACGATAGTGTCTGCCTTGAGCTCCTTGGCCATAATCGGAAGTGCGTGTCGGTCCATCCAGCGTTCTAAGAACATGCCGATACCGTCTTTGATAAGAGAAAAGCCGCTCTTTGCGTTCTGATTCTGGATGACGGCGTTCGTTGCGGGAGTAGATGACGGCATTGTTTCACCTGTAACCACCTCGAAGGCGTTGGTGAGCCGTTCAGAGAGCGCGTTGATGACATCTTCGTCCTTGTACGACGTGGCCCCGACTTCCTGCACTACAAGCTGCTGAAGGTCGTCCAGATTATTAAGCACCACAGCGCCGTTAGAAGGCAGACGCGAGAGCATTTGCGGGGTGATGCCCGCACCTTTCTTAATCTTAAAGATACCCAACTGAGCAATACGGGAGCGGTTAATACGCACGTTAAAAACAATGTTGGCATAGATTTGGAGGGTTAGGAGCTTTTCCGCGACACCACGACCGTACCAACGGTTCGGGACGCGGGTAAACCACGCCTCTTCGTAGGGCTTGAGAGGATTTCCCTCACCGTCTTTCTTGGTGTTGCGCTCGATTAAGTGAACTCTCTCGTTTCCAGGTGAGTCGATGCCTGACACGACAATATGGCCGTCTATCTCTTCCTCGTCGTCAGGGTTTCCCGTGACGAGTTTGCAAGGAATCTTGCCCCAGAGTTCATAGACATCGAGCTCTTTGACGTTGGAATTGACCTGTGTAGCACGGTTCATCCAATACGGGTCGGTGCGCGGCAAACCTTCTACAGGCTTGAGGTTATCGGTGTTTTGCCAGCCAGTCATTGCCTGTACCATCTCCACGTCCATGAGGGAGCGCTCGGTAAAGCGATAGGCTTCTTGGATGGAGGGTGTGGTCGGGTCCACATAGATATTCAGGAGGTCCACGAGCTGCACGACCATCTTGCCATCCACCTCGTATGTTTTCCATACGGCAGTTCCGTCGATGCTGAGCATACGCTCAAATTCATCGAGCTTCTCACCGAAGTACATGCGATGGAGCTTGTCTTTGACGTGCGAGCGCGTGAGGTCGGTCATCCACTGACCGTCGGTCGTTTTAGAGCGGAAACCGATGTCTTTGGTGTCGAGGTCGATATTCTTCACGACCGCTTCCACGTTGATTTCGGTCAAAGGGTACCATATCTTCTCCAGCCCTGTGTATGGGTCTTTGGGTTCGTCGAAGATGCCGTAGTAGTTCTTGCGAAGGATGCGGATAAGCTGGCGCATCTTGAACGATACGCGGTCGGTCACGAAGGCTGTTGCCACTTCCCAGCGAGCCTTTTCGCCGCGCACAATAGAAGCGGCCATCGTTTCGATGTCCTCTTTCGAGAGTTGCCGCTTTCGGCGTGCCATGTGAGCAGCGTACCGACGGTCCCTGTGACCATGCAAATGGAATGGCGCGGAATCGCACCGCGAACGCTCCGACAACAGCACCAGCTATACCCGTGCGGGAATCACACCCGCGAGGGAATCGAACTCCTCGTCGTCGTTTTTTCTTATCAAAAGAGAGCGTCGCACTAGCCCATTCCAAGATAATTATACGCCATATTATTCTTTGTCTTGGAGGAGGTCGAGGACATTTGAATATGTATTATTTCGTGCTTCAAAAATAACCTTCACGTCGTTAGGGTAGCCTTCTGGTACCGTCGTTATTTTCTCCTCAATCTTAGCTCGCAGCTCCTCTTTTAATGCGGCACGACCCTCCTCTCGTAATTCATCGGCGCGGATTGTTGCGTCCATGAATTTGAGGGCATCTTCCTTTCCTTCTTTGCGGCCTTCTTCTTTACCTTTGCGGTACCAGAACTCTGCGGTGAAATCTATCTCCTCGCTCAATGCCACGATTTCGTGTCTGTGTGCCTTCTCTGCCCGCTCCTTGCCTCGCTGTTCAGCTTTTTCCTCTATGGAGGCGACCAGATTTTTGATGAAGGCTCGGACTCCATCCCAGTTTGTATTGCCGTTTTGCCACACAAATACATAGGGCGAGCCGCCGCGCTCCAGTGCTCTATCGAACTCGATTTCCCATTCTTTGGTGGGGGCTACCATTTTGTCGACGTCAGCAAAATGGTTTTTAATAGGAATGATGTTGTCGTAGTCGGTGGCGTCGTCGTCTATGAGGGTGGGGGCAGCTTCTTCGGAGGGTGGTATACTGGAGGGTAAGGTGATATCTCCGCTCTTGGCTCCTTCATTGGAGCCTTGATGCGTATCCATTTGCTTATATTCTTGTTGCAGATTTTTATCGTTTTCGATGCTCATATAGTGTGTTGGGGGTGGGTCATAGGTCTCCGTGCCACGCGACAAAGCCGCAGCGTTTGCATTGTTGCCGCCAGAAACTCATTACATGCCCAATAAATCCGCATCCTTCCTCACAGGTCATATTGGTGCAATGTAACGCTGTTTGTTGAATGCCAGTAATCTCATCGAAGCGTTTGATGCGGTGTGCGGCGAGCACAGCTCCGCAATATCGGCAGTATTTTTTGGGGGGGCTCATTTTTTCTTCGTTCATACTAATCTTTCTGTTGGGGCACGTAGAGGGGTTTGGTGCGGCGTTGATAATGCGGCGAGCTTCGTCCATTCCTATAAATTTCCCACGGGCAGCGGGATTTTCGATGTGGCACCTTTCAATCTGTGTATCGTTGTTCAGCATCTTCATCCTGTCCTCAATTTCCGCCGCCAGTTCTTTTAGAAGGGAAGTGAGGGAGTCTTTGAGAAAAAGGCGCACACCGTCCCAATTGGTGTTGCCGTTTTGCCACACAAATACATAGGGCGAGCCGCCGCGCTCCAGTGCCTCGTCAAACTCCGCCACAATCTGCTCTATCCGTGATTTATTTGTCATACATTTTGAGGTGCTAGTAATTCTGCGAAGAAGCTCTCTGCGGTTTTTCCTTCGGCGAGGTGGTCGATGAAGCGGTGCCACTATTATACCGCAAGATATCTCTCTATGCAAAGCTCGCAGCGTACAGGTTGAAATCCTCGTCTTGCTCCTCAACGACGGGCTGCTGCATGTGGAGCACATAGCGTAGGGCGTCGCACCCGTGGTCTTTCTCCTTCACAGGAGTTTCTTTTTCGTTCTGGTCAGGTCGCTTTTCGGGGTAGTGATAGCTCTCAAGCTCGGATATGAGGCTCAGGCACGATACATGGATATGAAGCCGCTTCTCTCGGAAGAGCGCTTGGACCGACGCTATGCCAGCCTCTATGTCTTTTGATACCTCGGCGACGGAAATGCCCGCGTTCTGGAGCTCAAGGATACGGTCGGGCTCCGCAGGGTCAGGATAGACACGATTGACGCCCATCGTCTGTATCTGCTCGATGATGTCTTTGGTGATTTGCTTCGTCTTGTACCACTCGTTCGTCACCCAGTAGTGGTTATCGGTGTC